GGCATCAGCAGGACTCGCGTCCGACTCCACACGCCACGCATGTCGTGCTGAGTGTCGATCAGTTCGACGTTCGGGCGGTCCCTGCGTCGCTGCCGGCCGTAGCCACCCTTGACGCCGAGGAACTGCCGGTCGGGGGTGCGGTCGGCGATCTCGTAGAAGAGGTCGACACCCTTCTCGCGGGTCAGATTGATGAGCGTGACCGCAGATCCGGGTGATGTGCGGTGTTGGTTGAGGTCGACCGGCGGGTGGACGACGATCGACTCGCCGTCCCAGCCGGCGACTTCCTTGCTGGCGACCGAGTTGAACACGACCAGCGCCGACCCGGTGAGATTCGCCCCAGTGGGATCGCCGTGCACCATCCGCACCGATGGCCGATCAGTCGACACGGCGGCGTTGTGGCCTTCGCTTCGGTCGCCCAGATGCGACACGACGACGTCGTGCTGTCGAGCGGTGGCCCGCAGGCGACTGGCACGGCCGATGACCTGGACGCCGTCGAGCTCGTAGATCTGGTCCGACAGGGTGGTCATGACTTCTACGTCGTGTCCGTGCCGGACCAGATCTACGAAGCATTCGTGCGTGGAGAGCCACGCCCCAACCCGAGAGTTCGGCGGGTAGAGGGGCGTGACCCCCAGCACCTTCACGGTCAGCTCGAGGTGACCGGCGTGTTGTTGGTGTTCGTCAGCTTCGTGAAGGCGTCCACGTCGTTGACGAGGAACCCGTATTCAGCTTCAGCCAGGATGGCGACGAGGTTGTTCTCGAACAGCGACACGAGGCTGCCGTTGATCGTGACCGGGGCCTCGGTCGAGATCCGGTAGCTGATGCCGCCGACGGCACCCCATGCAGCCTGGGTCCAGTCGCCGCCGAAGCCGACGACGTCGGTCAGGTTGGCGGAGGCGACGCCCTCACCCATGTAGGACTGGCGGCCGAGGAGGCGACCAGCGGACGAGATCGCCGGGGCGTTCTCGTCGACGGGGAGGTCGGTCCAGATGGGGCGGCCGGTCGTGTCGACCGAACCCCACAGGAGCGGCTCCACGACGGAGTCGAGCGCCCAGCCGGTGAGCTGGTAGCGACGGCCGGTGGCGTCGGTGTCGGTGACGATGTCGGACATCGCCTCCTTCAGGTCGACGAAGATCCCGCCGTTCGCCTGCGACGTGCCGCCGAGTTCCTGCACCTTGGTCGTCTGACCGACGTAGGTGGAGAACGGTCCGTCGCCGGCTGCGCCGCCGGGGCCCTCGTCGTGGAGGGCGGCACGGTCGAAGCCGATGGCGAACGCCTCGGCGAGGCCGTCCCGCATCCGCTCGATGAAGGCAGCCGGGTTGAGCCGGATGACCTCAGCGGAGTCCACCATGATCGCCGCGATCTTCTTCGGCTCGATGGACTTCGGGGTGATCGCGCCGGCGGTGGCCGGCTTGCGCTCACCCTCACCGACCCACGCCGCCTGCGGGCGAGTGGTGATGACGGGGATCCGGGTGCCGGACGGGCCCAGGGGGACCCGGCGGACGAGCTGCTGCACCACGCTGTTGCGGGCGCCTCGCTCGAAGATGTACTCGGCCTGGACGGGATCGATGAACCCGGACAGGTCGCTGGTCTTGGTGGGGGCGGTGATCGCCATGGGGTTCTCCTCTTGACGCGACAGAGTCGCCCCGAAAGGCGGCTCCGATCAGATGTTGGGGGTTGTTGGTTGGCTCCCCGACGAACGTCTGGGAGGGGAATCTCAGCGAATGCCGAGCTTCGCCTTCAGGTCTTGCTCCAACTGGGTGGAGTTGAGGCCTGGAGGCTGACTGCCACTGCGGGCGCCCTGGCCGAGGTCGAGCGGTCCCGGCTCGGGAGCCGGTGCAATCCGATCGACGAACGCCTGCACGGCGTCACGGTCAGGTTGGCCGTCCTCGCCCATGAACCGGGTGAGGTTGATGCCATCGAGCACGTCGTCGACATCCAGGCCACGGCCGGCGGCCGCGACCCGGAAGGCGTCAGCGACGCGTTCCGATCCGAGCTCAGCGAACACCTGCGTGCGTGCGTTCTCGACGGCTTCGCGAACGGCACGGTCCTGATCGGACTCGTGCTGCTTGCGGAGCTCCTCGAGTTGCTTCGCCGCTCCGGCGTTCGTCTTCGCTCGTTCCTCCCACTTCCGTGCCTTCTGCAGCTCAGAGCGGAGTCGTTCCACTTCGGCGGCCGGGTCGTCGCCCTGTGCAGGGGTCGGGTCCGGGGGTGCGTCGGTGGTCGTGGTCGGCGTCGGATCCTGTGCAGGGTCCGGCTGGATGTCACTCACAGTGGTTTTTCCTCCCGTGCGGGTGGTTGCTTGCTGGCGCCCCGTGCGGGGCGGGATCTCAGACCCGGATGCCGGGCACGCCGTCGGCCACCTGTGCGAGGTGGCGGGCGTTGATGACTTGGCCGGGGTCGGTGTCGGCGTAGATCGGAACGACGATGCAGTCGCAGTGGTCGTGGCCGAACGTCGCCGATTCGTTCGACCGGTACCGCTGAGCGGCGACGGTCGAGCAGAACTTGCAGCTGCTGCCGGTGAGAACCCGACGCCATCCGACGACGCCAGTGGCGGCGGTGAGGTTGGCGACCTCTCGGGACGTGCCGACGATCAGGTCGGATGCGATCGACTCGGCTCTGGTGCCGCCGGTGGCGAGGGCTTCTGCCCATTCGGCTCCCTCAGTGAGGGCGTGCCAGTAGGCGGTGAACGGCGCCTCAACGACGGCTGTGGTGGTGGCGGCAGGGACGGTGACCGGCCGGTCGGCGAGCAGGGCGTAGTAGCCGGCGGAGGTGTTCACGGCGGCGGCCTGGGCCGCCTTGAAGGCGACGGCGGTGGCTGCAGCGAATCGGTCGATGTCGACGCGGTCCCAGGCTCCGAGCTGTTCCCATGCCCGCAGCGACACCGTCGAGGCGCGGTTGGCGATGGTGGCGAGTCGAGCTTGGAACCGTTCCGTGACCGCAGCAGCGGCCGCCTCACTCAGTGGCATCAGGCTGCAGGAAGGCTTGAGCAGCGAGTTCGCCGCGCATCCGGGAGATCTCCTGCGGTGTCTTCTGCAGCACGTCTCGGGCGATGGTCTCCAACCCGATCCCGGCGGCCGCGAACTTGGCGGCAGCGTCGGCCTTCTGCTCGAGGCTGTATCGCTCGATCGGCGCCCAGATGACCTCCATGTCGCCGCGGGATGCCCGCTGGGTGTCGCCGGCGTACGCGAAGGCGAGGGACATGACCTGCTCGTAACCCTCGCCCTGCTGACGGCACCGGTCCCGCACCTTGAACGTGCGGGCTTCGCGCTTGAGCTGAGCGCCCTCTGCGGAGCCGCCACTGTCGTCGGGGTACAGGTACTGGATCGGCGTCGAAGTGGCGCCGGCGAGCGTGACGATCTCCTGCTTCTCCGACTGCAGGATCGGCGACAGGTCGACGACGCCGGACTCCCAGATCTTGGCGTTCTCCGGCAGGTCCCACAACGACCCGGGGCCCGACAGGAAGTCCTCGGAGTAGTCGATCTCCTCACCCGTGGACGGGTCGGTACGTGGCAGGCCTTGGATGGCTCGCTGGCGAAACGCCTGGAGCGTCATGATCTCGAGCCGGTTCAACACGACGTAGGTGAGCCGGTCCAGCGCCGCGATGTGTGGCTGGAACTCGCCCTCGGGCGCCCCGTCGATGCCTGGCATGTTGAGGAACTCGACGATGGGCACGGCGGCCACGGGGAGCTTCTGTTCGTTGCCATCCCATTCCCAGGTGGACATGTCGACGTTCTCAACGCGGGTGCTGGTGTCGGCGGTGGTGCGCTTGCGGGACGCCTTCAACATCACGCCCGGCTGCGGGAAGAACACGGCCCGGTCCAGGCCGGCGTCGGCATCCACGTAGAGCTTGAGCCCGGCGGTCACCTTGCGGCGCTTCGCAGGGTCCGTGCGGACGATCACCTCGCGGGGATCCTCGGGGGTGATGAGCGGTGCGTTGATCTCGGGGTCGACGGGGCCGACCATCATCATCGCCCGCGCCATCGACAGCGTCGCCCGGTCGACGACCATGTGGTCGGCGTCGAGGCTGTTCGCCTGCCACATCCGCCACGCTTCGGAGTCTCCGAGCTCGTCGTTGACGGCGCCGGTGCGGAATCCGATCGGCTCCATCAGCTCCCGGGTTGCTTCCACGACGAGTCGGGCCAGGTTGAGGCGGGCCATCTCGAGCAGGCGCCGGTAGCTGTCGTGCATCGCGCGGCCGGCGTGGATGGGGATGCCGTTCGTGCCCTGGTAGTACGAATCGAGCCGATCGAGTCCCGGGCGGCGGTCGATGAGGTCCTTTGCCATCTGGTGGATCAGTCGCCCTGCGGGGGTAGTCGTGTCGATCACGGCACCTCCCGTGTGGCTAGTAGATCCGTCTCGGCGCCCACGCCTTCGACGGTGCGGAGACACCCTTTGCGACGGCGTCCAGGCGTGCCTGCCAGGCGAGGATCGCTGCGACACAGGCGTCGATCTTGCGGGCGCTGTAGTCGTGCTCTTTCGCCACCGTCAGCTTCCCGGCACGAGTCCGGCGCCTGGCGGCGAGAACGTGTCGGGTGAGGGCGTAGGTGCCGCCGTGGGTGAACTCGGGAACGGCGCCATGTGCGACGGCTAGAGCCGAGTTCCGCACCGCTCCCTCGAACTGCTCGACAGCCCGCTGGATGAGCCCGGTCCGACCACCGGACATCCACCACTCGAACGGATGGTCCGCCTTGGCCTTCACTTCGACCGCCGCCCCGTAGGTGGCTTCCCATGCGTTCACGGTGGAGCGCCAGTCCTTCGCCGGGTCGGCATAGAACGCTGCGACGGTGAACCGACGGAACGCATCGGCGACTGCCGACTCGATCTCCACCAGCGGTGGCTGCCAGTCGGCCCACGTCTC